GCCGGCCCGGTGCGGACCTCGCTGACCACGTAGCTGGGCGCATGCGCGGCGAACTTCTCCATTTCGGACTGGCACGCTCCGCAGAAGTACAGGACCGGCATGGCGACGAACGCGCGCTCCTCGCCGCAGACGCGGAACTTCACCACCGGGATGCTACCCCCGCACTCGGTCGCGTACTTGATGGCCAGCTTCAGTTGGTCCTTCTGGAAGTCGGCCACGGGCCAGAACATGTTGATGGTTCCGATGGCCTTCGCGGTCTGGCAGTGACAGCAGGTGGCCCCGTGCAGGACCGTGCGCCGCCAGAGCGACTGCGCGTCCGTGCGACCACCGAACAGCTTGCGGAGGAAGCCGGCCTCGTTGCGGGCTCGCTTGATCTTGGCGTCGTGGCCCATCAGAGGATCCCCTTCCATTCTTTCAGTACATCGCGAATCGCCATCATCATGACGGAAAGGTCGCAGCGTTCGTCGATGATGTCGGAGATGCGGCTCAGGTAGGCGTCGAACTTCTGGTAGTCGGACACGATCTCGGCGTTGCGGGTCATGACCTGCGCATACGTCTTTCTCAGTTCGTCGCACTCATTTGCCCGCTCGGTGAGCAACTTGGCCTGATTGGCAGTAACTCGCATCCACGTCTTGCCGTAGTCCGCCGGCACGTACAGGCTCGTGCGCTGCCTGTACGCGAACAGACGGAAGCCGGTCACATTGGTCAGAGTTTCGGGGAATACCTGGTCGACTTCCTTCACCTGAGCCTTGACCCACACCCAGTCGCCGGCCTCGGGCAACCGCTCAGGCTGCTTCTTGCCGCAGTTGGGACAGAATGCGAACTCCGTGGGGTAGAAGGTCCGCGTTACCGACCGGCATGGACAAGCCCATGGCTGCCCCGAAGTTTCGTAGGTGATCGTTCCCATGCTCAGCCCTCCCTCTTGGCGGCCAGTTCGGGCACCAGGTCACTCACCTGGGCGATCGTCATGGCGTTCACACTGGCCATCGTGGGGGTCTCGTCGCTCGTCACGCCGACCACCTGCCAACCCCGCGCCACTATCGCCTTATGCAATGCGCGGAGCCTCCGGTACGCTTCGTCGGTCAGCCGAACGGCTTGGCCCTTTCGTTTGCTCATACAATCCAGGGTAGACCATAGTTGTCATGGTGTCAAGGTGTTTGTTTCGGTTGGAACGGCGTGGTCTCGTCTCGAAAGGAGATGAATCCACTGCGTTCTGCCGATGCGATCAACCGTGGTGGCGCTGATGCCAAATTCGCGCGCTAGCGTGGCCTTCCGCTCTCCTTCTTTTTTGCGTCTGAGGATTTCCATGGCCTGCGCTTCTGTGATCTTGGCATTACTATGATCTGCGCCACGACGGCGCTTATATCTATCCATCCCCTGCAGTAGTTGGGGATCCGCAGCGTGAAGCCAACTGGTACGGCCGACGTTTGCGGCTACGGTTTTGCTGACTCCGAACTCTTTTGCCAGATCACGTGTCGTACATCCCTCTGCCTTTCTGCGCATGATTTCGCGAGCTTTGTCTTCGGTCAGTTTAGCCGTTGGGCGGCCCTCTCCCCGCGATTGTCTCTGCTTGATATTGCGGTCGCGCACATTGTCAGCGTTCGTCCCCTCAAAAATATGCTCCAACCGCACACAGGCCCGGGTGTCGCACTTGTGCAATCCACACGGGGTCGGCCACCGTCCGTGCGCAAAATACCACGCTACCCGATGGGCTAGTTCTTTCCGTCGGGATCCATCCGTCCTGCTCCCAACTTGCAACTGCCCATATCCATCTTCGGTAACGTGTCCTGTCCAGAGCCAGCACGGACCAAGTTCAGGAACGTGAATAGGAACTGGGCCTTCTTTGTTAACCTTCGACCAGAAGCGCGTCTTAAGTGACTCTTGGTTTTTCATGCACTGGACGGTAATCCTAGTGCTTGCCTAACCGTTTGTCCAGAATAAGCAGCACGTGGTTTTCGTGGACTGCCAGTGTCCCAGTTGCTCGGCAGGCCCCGCAGCACGTCCTTGGCGATGCCGTCCACGTAATCGAGCTTCTGGCGCGCGCCCGTGCCCGCCTGGTAGCGTTCCCGCCAGTCGGTGGACGGATCTAGCCAGCAGCCGAAAGCCTCGGCCCACGCCTCGTCGGGGTGCCGCGCCGAGTAACCTACCTCGACCCCGGGCACATAGTTGACCCACTCGGTGCTGGCGGGATCGACCGGCGCGGGCTGCGACTTCGGGTAGGGTGCCAGGAAGTCGCCGAACACCTGCTGCCAGTCGGGGCGCCGCCATAGCTCGAACGCATACCCGACCGAGTGCCCGACCTCGTGCCGGATGCTCTTGGTGACGGTCTCCCAGGTCCACGGGTAGCGCTCCTGCGCCAGTGCCCGCAGTTCGTCGTTGGCGAGAAACCACGGGACGTTGATGGTCGTGGCGCGGTCGGCCGCCCAGAAACCCGCCTGCCCCAGCTCGAAGGTCGGCCAGTAGTGCGCGACGCCGGCCGCCACCATCTCGCCGTGGATCTGGTCCAGGACGGCCCGGAGTGTTCCACGTGGCACAAGATTGAGGCTTTCGACCGGGCGGTCCAGTAGGCCGCTCGCCACCGCGGCGTCATACAGGGGTTCGGTTTCGCCGTACACGCGGGCGATTCGCGCCCAGGTGGCGGGACCTCGCATCGCCATGGCCTTATCGTCGATGACTAGATCGAAGCTGAACTTTCCCGCAAGCCCGTCGTCGATCGCGTCGAAGACCCCAGGGAGTTCTCTCTCGACGAACTCGATCATCTGGTCGTAGCGCGCCCGGTGGATGGCCCTGGATTCGAGCCAGTGACGACGGTCGCAGTCCACGACGCCGGCACGGACGAAGGGGTCTAGTAGGGGGTCCAGGAGCAGCGCCCGGGAAGCGCGGCCACTCCAGAGCAGAAGAAGATGGTTCGCGCGTTTGAGCGCCAGGAGGCCATCCTTGGCGCCGTCGACGAACTCCAGCGGGGTCACGACGTCGGCGTAGGGCCGGTCCTGCTTGACGACCGTGCCGTCAAAGTCTACGGCGATTTTCACCTCACCGACCCTCTTGCAATTCCTTCAGCGATTGCGCCGCCAAGTCTCCCCCGGGCGCCGGCTCCTTCTTGAGCGCTTCGACCTCGGCGCTGGTGTCGTCGATATTGAAGTCAGGCGCCAGGTGCCGCACGGCCGTGTCGATCGAGATGAGCCGCCCGACGCGGGCCTGGACGGTCGCCTGCGTCTTCGTGAGGGTGTCGCTGGCGGTCGGCTGCGAGAATGGCGGCCACACCAGTTCGAGCGTCACGCCCTGGACGTCGCCCAACCGCTCGGGTTGCGCATGGCCTTCCTTGTCGACCTTTGGCGGCAGCTTGATCTCGGAGCGCACCAGCGTGCCGGCCGGAATCTCCTGGCCGGTCGTGGTCTTGATGGGCTCGGCGGCCTGCTGACCTTTGCCCATCTTGCGCGCCACCTCCAGCAACTTCTGCATCAGCAGCGTGGCACCGCGGCCGTACTGCTGGCGCAGCAGCGACGCCTTGGCGTGCATGCTGGCGGTGCGCTTGTTGATCTCTGTGGCCGTCACGGCGCCTCGGACCTCCGCGCCCTCTTCGTCGGGCAGGACGCAGCGGGCGAGTTGCAGCGCCTTCTTCTGGAAACGATCGGATTCCGTGGAGGCGATCGTGATGCTGCTGCCAGTGCTCTCGGCGTGCCCGAGGCTGCCGCCCTTCTCGGTCTTGACCGCCGTGGCGCTGCCGAGCTTCACCTGCTCGAACATGCCGTCACTGCTCAGCACGGGTGTCGGGTCGGCGTTGCGGGCCGCACCCGTGTAGCACTGTGAGTCCAGTTCGCCGATGCGGTCGAAGTAGTCGTAGCAGCCCAGGCAGTCCGGATCGCCGTCGATGTCGTCGCTGACCGGCAGATTCGGGATCCACTCGATGGGCACGAAGCCATAGCCGTGCTTCACCATCTGCTGGACCGTCGTGGGGTCGTCCCATTTGGGCTCCGTCGAACCGTCGCCGACGTCCTGCGGTTTCCACAGGACATCCGCCTCGGTGTCGATGGTCCGCCGATACCAATACTTCTTCTCCTCCCACTGGCCCGTTTCGGGGTTCCGCTCCTCCTTGGGGTACATGTAGCGGATCTCCAGCTTCGAGAGCTGGCCAGGCTTCGCGGGATCGAAGGTCGGGAAGCACCAGCGCCGATCGAAGGTCTCGAACATCGCGACGCTGTCGATGATCTTGAACCCCGGGATGCCGGTCCCCATGGCGCCGCCCAGATCGCGCGTCTGGGTCATGGTCGACCACAGGGCGCCGGCCTTCGTAACGGCCTG